TGGCAGAACTCGGCTACCGCAAACTCCCCCAAGCCAAGCCACCATTATTGAGTGATGAGGAGCTGGAAAACCTGAAAACAGAATATGAGAAAATCTTAGAGGTTGAGTGGCATCCTACTGTTCTCTATTTACTGGCTGTGGTAGCCCAAGCCCAAAGGGAAGCAGATATTAAATTCTATTCTATGGGGAAGCCACCATTCTCACTGGGATTTGTTGATGAATAGAATCAATGGAGGTGAATAATGTTAACCAAAAAGGAAGTTAAGGAAACACTTAGGTCATCATTAAGGAAGGGTAATGAAGCCTATGATGAGGCTATTTCTAAGGCTAGAGAAATCCGTGGAACAAATGCAAAGGAAGCATGGAAAACTTACAGGGAAACTATCGCCAAAATAGTGAAGGAGGTTGGAAATGTTAGTGGAAAAATACAAAAAGGAGGTTAGCCAATGCCCTGTATGTGGTTCAACCGAGAGATTATTTGAATCATTAGGCAAACAACTGAAGGAGGCTGGATTAGCCCAGGAAGGATTTGCGTGTTGTATGGATTTCAAGCAAGGTGTGATAATTGATAAAAGGAGCCAAATACCTATAGGTTCAGAAATTCCAGCCTATAGGGTGATGGTTGATGTTTGCCTTGACTGCCATACTGTCTATGCTGTCCTCATTGAGGTTACATCAGCTAAGAAGGTTATCAAGCCCTTGGTTCCATTCACTCCTATCAGCACTTCGTAGCTGTCAGTCGCTATCTAGCTATGCACTAGACAGCACACAGAGCTTGACAAAGCGTAGCTAATATGATATGATTAGATTGTATCACTTAATCAAAGAGGAATTGAATGGACAGGAAAGCATTTACGGTTAGATTACCACCAGACCTAGTTAAAGCACTTAGGATTCAAGCTATAAAGGAGGAAAGGAGAACCAATGAGATAATTGAGGATGTGTTAAGTAGATATTTAATGTTAGAGGAGGAAAAGAATGAGGATAGTAATTGATGAGGTTTTTGATGATTTTGGTGGAATAGTCCCATCTGTTAGGGTTGAAAGTGATTTGGGGGATGCACCAGAGGATGTGGTAAAAGCATATCTGGATATAAAAAAGGCAATAACAAAAAAGGAGAAAGGACAAACAAATTGAGTGAATTAACACAGCAACAGGTAATAGACCAACTTAGAACCAGAGGTTATGAGACAGGAGGATTTGGAACACCACTGAGGCATTTCAAAGGGAAATTGGATTCTATCACAGGTAGCATGGTCAAGAGAGGTAAGATGCCACAACCCAGATTAGAGGTTGTCTATACCTTCTCTGAACTTGAGGTTATAGAGTCCAGCGAACCTTATCCATTCCCAATAGCCCAAGTCAGCCTACTACATTCTAATAGGGTTAAGAGTGCTATGGGTGTTCTTGGTGCCTCAATAGACAAGGTTATCAATGCTGGTTTGGATGAGAACGCACCACAGAGCCAGGTAAAGAACCAAGACTTTCTAATTGGTAAAGTTCAGGAATGGCAAATAACTCCAGGACATATGATGTGGAATGCGGATACTAACACCGAAACACCAAGAGATTGTTGGGAAGTAATTAGTGTTGAAGGTGCTGGTTCTACACCAAAGAAGGGAAAGGCTGGTGCTACGGTTGGTATTACCTCAATAACACCTATCCAACAAGCCATCAACCTATTGGATGGTAAGACCCAGCAACAGTGGAATAATATTGTTTTCCAGGACCCAGTAGTTAAAGGTGATAGTAACCTTGTCAACAGTATTATCCAGGGAACATTCATTCCACCACTAGAGGCGGCAGGTATGGTTACCAAAGATGATGACAGTGTGTTCCATATCAAGAAATAAGGAGGATATAAATGGTTGAGGAACGGAAAAAGAGAGCGTCAGAGCAGGTAATGACACAGCCCTTGCCATCAATTCTGGACTGGATGGTAGACCTAACTCAAAAGGCAGAGGAGGCAACAACTGAGGCAAAAGAAGCGGCTATGGCAGCAAGGTTAGCTGGTGAGAAGGCGGCTGGTGAAGCTGCTAGGGTGGCTGATGCCAAGATAGCTGGAATGGCTAAAGAGGTTGAAGCCAAAAGAGCAGAGTTAACCAAGTCTATTGGTGAAGTATCTGATGCCATAGACAACTTGCGTCTATGGATTAAGGGTGAACTGGCACTAATATGGCAACGAGTAGATGAGGTTAATAGGAAAGCTACCAAGTTAAATGATGGTGTCGTAGCTGCGGTAGATGCCTTTAATAAAGAGATTACTAGACCTTAACAACTAAATAAATGCTCGCTGGTGTCCTGAGAGTATCGGCGTAGAAACAGGGGAAGTTTGCCGAGCCAGCGAGCTTGCCAGCTACCTGAAAGGGCAGCAAGCTGCGGATGAAAGACTCCGTAAGCGAAAGTGGGCGAAGTTACGGCACTAGCTGGCAAGAGCCTGAGCCGAAATTCTTTTTTAAGCTGAGTAGGCTCAGGCAAAGCTAGGGTGAGGATGGCAGAAAGAATTGCACCATTGATAAATGGGTCTGAGTAGCGGAGGACAGTTAATCCTTGTTAGCTGAATCAGTCTGGGTTACCCCTGAGAAATCAGCTTAGTCCCAGCCCTCATCCTAGAAGGAGAATAAAAGGAGATTAACTGTGTTAGAATGGTTCCAATGTCCAGATAATAAAATAATCCCAATCAAGGATTGTTTATCCAAATGCCGAATGGATGAACGGTGTCTTACACTACCAACATTAACCATCATATCCACAGAACGGGAATGGAAAGGAGTTCCTAGCACTACCCAACTACTTAATGGCACCATGATGGAGTTCCTCAAACTGACCCAACCCTACACGGTTAATCCTGATAAGCGTGCCTTTATGTTGGCAGGTATTAGGCACCATCAACAGCTAGAATTGGCTGCTAAGGAACTAGGATTACCAGCAGAAATAGCCCTCAGTATTGATAGGGATATATTTGACCTATTAGAATTGGAGGATGGTCATTTAGTCCTTACCGATTATAAACTATGGGGTAGCTATAGGGTAGCCAGAGCTTTGGGTATAGTTGAAGTTGGTAAACAACCAGACTACTATTGTCCGCACTGTAGCCCAGGAGATAAATAATGGCAACACATACCAAATATTATGTAGATGAACCATGTATACTGTGTGGTAAAATCAGACCTGTCAGGAAAGATTTACTGAATAACCCAAAATATATTGGTTTTTGTAGGTCATGTGCAGGTAAATATTCAATGGCTCTAATACTGGGTAAGAGGATACAAAGTAATGAACATCATCCTACATGGAAAGGTGGAAGGCATGTCAATAACTTTGGTTACATGACTACAAGAATAAAAGGCAAACGGTATTTAGAACACAGGTTAATCATGGAGAAAGTTCTAGGTAGACCATTAAAAGTTAATGAGATAGTTCACCATATCAATGGTGATAAGTTAGATAACAGACCAGAAAACCTTAGAGTTATTGAAAGGAAAAAGCATAGTCCTAGCTATACATTAGGTTATAGTGAGGGACTCCAGGCTGGCTACAATAAGGCTATGGAGGAGTTAAATGCCAAAGTGTCCTAAATGTGGAACTGAAATGGTGCCGAGATTATACCGTTCATCAGGTAAGTGGGGCAAGGCTGGAGACCCTAAGATGGTGCCAGTATTCCAGCAAATGGTTGACAAGGCAGATAATTGGGAAGAGGAAATGCAACTCAACCGCTACAGGATAATGTTGGAGGAGAGAGGAATAACTATTGGCAGGATGCAGTTACAAGTTACTGTTAGGGATGGTGGATTAGCCATAGCCACATCAAGAGGTATCACTAGGAATACTTACAGAATACCAATTAGGAAATTGGATAATAACCAAGTCAATGAATACTTCAATCTTAAAACCATCCAACTTACATCAGCATTACTCAACGGAAGGTATGATACCCCTTGTAATGATAGGGAATGTTGGGAAGGAGCAAGATGTAAAGGTTATTGTGATGTAAGTCATTTTTGTCCAAAAGGATTACTATATCAACAGGAGGAATAAATGGATATTTATGATGCTAGGAAACCACTACAATCAGCCGTGCTTACGGGGAGGATATACCTGACGGTTAAGCAGGAGACAGGTGAGTTATCACTCTACCTTGATACTGGTTATGAGGTAAGGTTAAGTGCTGATGAAGTTAAAAAGTTGTATGAGGATTGGACACCAACTGGTTTAATAGAGGAATAAGATGAGTGAGGATTATGGCAAGCGGTTACAGCAGGAAATAGATGAGGAAGCCAAAAGGTTATATCGTGACAAATATGGTAAGCGTAATCCTGATACCTTATCATCAATGGAATTGGATAGCATTAAGATTGAGGCAGCTAGGAAAGTAATAAAAAGGAGGATAGGGAAATGATAATGGGACTGTGGGGTGAGGATAAATCCTGTAAAACTACCTTAGCATTGACATTCCCTAAACCATTAGTGGTAATGGAGTTGGATATAGGTGGTTTCAAACGAGCCATTTACAGGTTCCAGAAGGAATATGATGAAGGTCTGATTAAATATGAGGCTTATCCTCTACCATTCCCAATCGGACTATTAGACCCAACCAAACTAACTACCAGACCCAGCAAGATAATTGTTGGAATAAAGGAACTATTTTACAAATTTGCTGTTAGTTTCCTCAACCACCTGAATGATGATACGGCTACCATAGTAGTGGATACAGGCACACTACTTTACGAAATGACCTGCACAGCCTACCTTCAGGAAAAGCAGGAAATCCAATTAGATACTAACGGTAATTTACTACCTGGTGAAAAATCATTGAGGGTCAGCCTAACACCAATAGAATATCGGGAGCCATATATCAGGATGAGAGGATTTATCTACCATGCCAAAACAAAGGAAAAGCATTTGGTATTAACCCACCATGCCACTGATGAATACGGACCAGTTTTACAGAAGGATGGTGGTATAGCCGAGGCTAGGACAGGTAAAAGAAAGCGTCATGGCTGGGAACAGCTAGGTGATAGTGCGGATGTGATTGCCCAGACATATTGGGATAGTAAGGACAAAGCACCATATTGTAAGATTGAATTGGCTGAGGTTAAGGGATTGGAAGGTATGATATTCAAAGAGCCAACCTTTGACAAGATTAACCAAACCATCAAAATGTTGAAAGGGATAGGATAATGTCAATCCTATTGGATATTTTTGAGCCTGTTGAGGTAGAATACCTAATAGCCCAATCTGTTCCTGTTACCAGATTATCATTGAATTCTAAAGGAATTGCTGATTATCTATGGTATGCCTTTGATAATCATAGGATTCAGGTAGAAAGGAAACAGATAAACGAAATTCTAGGTGGTATGGATAAGGTAGAGGAACAACTCAGGAGAGAATTATCTAATGGGGTAGAGGAAACTCTATTACTTATTGAAGGTGTTTGTGAACCTATAGCAGGATTAAAGATAGCTACCCAAGTTTGGCACAAGGCTAGGGATAAAAACATTATGATTCCTGGCAGAGCCTATAATTGTAGTTACACTGGTTACCAAGCCTGGCTCAGTCAACTGGATAAGTGTGGGATAACTATTGTCCAAACCTTTGATTATACTGCTACGGCTATGGCATTGGTAGCCTTGTATCAAAACGCTCAAAAGGCAGAACACAAAACTCTTAGACGGTATATCAAGGATAAAATCTACATTGAAACTTTCAATCCCCATGTTTTGAACCTTATGTCTGTGGAAGGAGGTGGAATAGGTGAAGAAAAAGCTAAGGCATTGATTGACCGTTACGGGACATTCTGGTATTGTGTTAATCAGGATGCTGAGGATTTAGCCGAAACGATGGTGGGTAATAAGAGATTAGGATTAGCAACGGCTAGAAGGTTATTAAAGGCTTTAGGGAGGAATATTTAATGGAACGCAATTCAATTATTGGGAAGAAATTCCACTTCGGTGAATTTGAGTTCACCAATCTTATCAAGGTTCTGATTAGAGCCTATCGTTTTAGGAATAAGAACCAGAGTCCAGAGGCTATCGTTATGCCTGATATTAAAAATGTAAATGGTGTAAAGATAGAATATCCTAAAGGAACAACCAAAGCTGTTAAGGAATCGGTTAATGAGTGAACCAAGTAAGGAGATAGTCAACCTAGTAGTGGCAACAGTTGAGGATATAGCTAATGCAAAAGGTTACTCATCCTATCCTAAAGAGTTTGAGGTTATTATGGTATTAACAGCCTTAATGATAGTGAATGAGGCGATTAACAAGAAATTAAAGGGAAAGGTATGGATAAAGAATGAACCTAAATGATGTAGGCGAAACGGTTGAGTTTATCACATATCAGTATGGTAGATACTGCACCAATCCAGTCAAGGTTTTAATGGGTATCAAAGCTCCTAGAGGACAGATGTTCCTATTTGATTGTATAGTATGTGGGACAGGTAGAGAGTATTTCTATACCACAGAGAAGTGTAAGGCTATTAAAGCATTTATGGAGGAACATTCTAATGACTAAACCAAGGAAAACACCTAAACAGTTGGCTGAGGAGCATTGGACATGGCTTGAATCAATTCTTTACCAACAAAGATTGATGGAGAAAAAATTATTTATAGATGCCTTCGTTCATGGATATAAACATGGTAAGGATGGCAGGGAATGACTGAACCAATCAAAATAGAGGAAGCTATAGAGATACTTAATAAGTCTGCCAATGGAGTTACTACCTTCAATGATAAATACAAGGAGGCTTGCGAAATGGCTGTGCGTATAATGGTGCTAGTTAAACAAGGTAAAATAACCATAAAGGCGTTTGAGGATGGATAAGACCTTCGCTTCGGAATACCCAAGAACCTCTGAGGGTTGGATAATCTTCCCTGATGATGTTAAGTGGAGGAAATCATTATTCCCACCAGAGGTAATGAAGCACCTAGCCAAGATGCAGTTATATCTGGAATGGGAACTAATCAAATATCTAACAGTCCCTGGTGATATTATCCTAGACCCTATGGCAGGGACAGGAACTATTATATTAGCTGCAATTATGGACAGAAAAGTTATCTGTATTGATATTGAGGAAGGTTATAACAAAATACAGTATAGGGTTTTGGAACATTTGAGAAGTTTCCATCCTGGTATGGCAAATGTTACCTTGATACACGGTAATTGTAAATTGATATTACCAATACCTTGTAATCATATTATCTTCTCCCCACCTTATGCTGGTGCCTTCAAGCCAGCCAAGAAGGTATCCAAGTTCGTTGAAGATAAATACAGGGTTGATGAGGAGGAATATACTGAATATGCTAGGACTACAGGTAATGTAGGATTGCTAAATACCTTTTTATATAACCAAACTATGGAGAAGGTTTATAAACTGTGTTACCAAAGTTTGCCTGTTGATGGAACTATGTCAGTGGTTACCAAGGATATAATAGAAAATGGACAGCGGGTATTCCTCACCAAATGGATTGATAAGGTTTGTAAAGAAATTGGATTCGTTCAGCAGGATTGGTTTAAGCATCAGATAATGGGAGGACCTTATCAAGATATAAGAAGGTCAAAGGGTGAAGAAACGGTGGATGATGAGGACATAATTATTTATAGGAGGATAAAATGAGACCTAGTTGGGATGAGTATTTTTTGAATATAGCTAAGGAGGTGGCTAAAAGGTCAACCTGTCCAAGAGCATCGGTTGGAGCAGTAATTGTGAAGGATAACAGAATCCTATCCACTGGTTATAATGGTGCTGCACCAGGTGAGCCACATTGTTATGATGTTGGTTGTTTGATGGAAGATGAACATTGTCAAAGGGCTATCCATGCAGAAACAAATGCGGTAGCACAGGCAGCCAAATTTGGTATTGCTATCAATGGTGCCACCTTATATTATCGGGATAGTCTAGGTAGACCTGCTGAGTCCTGTGTAAAATGCTCACAGGTAATGAAGGTTGCTGGTATAATAAGGATTGTAGGTAAATAATGTATTTTGCCCAGGATGCAGAACACTTGTTCTACTATATGGGTGAGGTAGAACCATACCGCAATATCCATAAAGACCTATTGGTTGATAATCCACCTAAACTAATCTCCGTAGATGTGGAAACTATCAGCCTCAAGGAAAGGATTGCTATTGGTGTAGGAATATCCATCAAACCTAATATCAGCTTTTACTTCCAATTATTTCCTGAACCATCACCAGCTACTCCTTGGCACCTACTAAAAGACCCATCAGTAGTTAAGGTATTCCACAATGCTTTATTTGACCTATCAGCATTGAGGGAGTATGAGATTGATAATACCAGTGTATTGGATACCAGTGTTATGGCTAGATTATTATGTTACCCATTTGCTGGGTTGATGGAGCTATCACCAGTCCATAAGATGGAAGTCCACGAGGTTAAGGAATACATACCTAAAGGTGGAACCATGCTAGATGTTCCACAGGATACCGTTGCCAAGAAATGTATGCAGGATAGTGGAGCTACCCTTAAATTATATTATGAATTTTGGGAGGACATAAACAAGGATTACTTCTCGGTGGAAATGCAACTTATCCCTATACTGATTGAAATGTCCAATAGAGGATTGTTGATTGACCAGGAAACAAGACAAGAGATAGAGGATGAACTAACTTATTGGGCGGATTATTACTTTAGCCTGTGTGATGAGGTTGGATTTAATCCAGGCTCACCACAGCAGGTAGCCTACACATTGGCTAAACGAGGAGCGTATAAGGTATTCCATAAATTACCATTCACCAAGGATAGAGGTAGAGGCAGTCTTTCAAGTGATGTGGAAACATTGAAGAAGATGGATGACCCATTAGCCTCTATTGTTTTGGAGTATAGGAATTATTCCAAACTCCTCAACACCTATATCAAGCCTTGGGCACATGATAGCCGTGCCTATACCAGATTCCATTTGGATGCTATTACTGGCAGACCTAGTTCTACCGATAGGAATATGCAGAATATACCAGGGAAGTTTCGCAAGGATGGTAGTGAACACCCTTGTAACTGTAGGGGCATACTCCTACCAGATAATGAGGTGTGGACTGATGTGGATTGGGAGCAACTAGAGCCTAGAGTTCTAGGTTATCTTTCTGGCGACAAGGAAATGCAATATATCTTTTCCTTGCCAAAGTTTAATTCGGATGGTAGTAGAAATGAAAACGCTGATATTCACTTACAGGTAGCCAATTTTATGAATGTGGAGAGGAGATTAGGCAAGACTGTAAATTTGGCTATGACCTATGGAGCCACTGATGAGACCTTGATGGAACATTCAGGTATTAGGAGTCCTGAAAGGGTTAGGCAATTAAGGATTATGTGGGGTAAAAAGTTTCCACAAGCTATGGATTGGATAGATTCTAGGCAGGAAGATGCTTTAAGAACTCATAGGGCTAGGACAGTATTTGGTAGGAATATCAGATTACCTACTGAGGAAGAGGAGAGCATTGATGGTATTAGAAGGAAGGCTATTGACTATCCTTGTCAAGGTAGTGCTGCGGAGATATTAAAGCGAGGATTGATTCTTACCAAAGATTTACCAATACCTTTACAGGTGCATGATGAATTGTTGGTTGATGGATTCTTTCCTGATTATGTATTTAAGCCATTGGAGGAAATAGCTCCTTTCAGAACCCCTGTGGAAGTTAAATACCTACAGCGTTGGGAATAGATAAAGGGCTAGGTTATTGCCACTTCCTAGCCCTTACAGCTAAAGGTTAGACCTGCTACCACATATTACTTGGTCAGGACTCCTTCAACCGTCTAATCTCAAGCGGGCTGTTTTAATGGAATTGATGATGTCCGCCTTCTGTATTCAGCCTTGCTTTTTAGGATTTGGTGGAACTCATTAAGTCTATTTAATCCCTCAGTCCTGAATCTATCTGATAGGACCAAATCACCATTGGCTGCCTCACTATAGATACCAGCCTCAGCCAAATATCTATCTATCCTTTGTAGGTGTTGCTGGGCTTCGGAGATAAACCCAGCGGCTACATCACTCCAACCACTAGCCTGTGATGTATAGGTTGATAGATTGCTTAACCTTATTCCAGCTTCTTGGATGTAAGCCATAGCAGCAGCAATCCTGGCGTTGGCTATATCTACCCTAGCTCTGGAAAAATCAGCATAGTTTTCAGCTACCCTAGAACCTAGATTAACCACATTGATTTTATCATCACCTGCCTCGGTATATGCCTCAGCACCTACATTAGCCTTGCCAAGGTCGGTAGTAGCCACCGCATTTAAGTAGGTATGGGCATTTGTCAACGAATCTACCATGGCATCCCTTAATTCGGCTATATCAGTGGTTAGTTTGGTTAACCAATACTGGGTATTCTGATTGGTATTAGTTTCTAGGTAGGTTATCACCTTACCTATAGCTGTGGCAAATGAGGTATGAACCGCTGTGATATAACCTAACTCAGTCCTTAGACTGGCAAGGTCAGTAACAGCCTGCTGTTCATACTGTTGTGCTTCTATCAGCAAGGCATAACCACCAGCACCTATAGCAATTACCTCATCCAATACTGATGGATAACTGGCAGGACTTCCTTCACCTGGAGGGAAATGCATCCTTTCATAGTAGATGGCTAGATGTTCGGTAGTGGTGGACATTTCCTCTTGGGATTTACCAGTTACCTTACTGGCTATATACATGAAGTCCCCAAACATATTGAAGGCAACAAATTGCTGGGGCACTTGGTCAACAGGATATTCTACCCTTTGGATTCTGGTAACTACAGGCAATAAGGAACCAATATTGATACCTAATCGGGATTTGGTATAACTAATTAGGTAGGCTATTCCTGCTGCCATACCACCAATATAAATAGTGCTTGTGGCTATGTGGGTTGCTGCTGTAGTTCCTGCATAACCACGGGTAACAGTAAGGGTAACTGTGGTTACAGCAGTAACCAACATTACCTCACTATCAATACGGATTTTTGTTCCAATAGGAAGTTTGGTTGAAGCATCGGCAGAACAGGTAACAGAGGTTCCATCCGTTGTAGTAATTACTGAGGCTGTTAAACCTGAATCCTCACTAATAAATTTGATGGCTCCATTGATAAAATCCATCCTGTAGTCAGTATCCCTAACAAGGGTAATGGCTGTCCCAGTGGCATTAGTAACTACCTCACTTTCAGGTCTGATTGGTTTATTGGCTATGAATATAAATGAATCATAGGCATTACCAGTTCCTATGCTAATGGTATCACCTGCTGCGGCAGAGCCAGCAATATTGTTTACCTCAACTTCGGTAATCCTCTTGAAGTATAATTTACCTTGGTAGGCTACTGCTGTTACCCTTAAATCCTTTAGATACCAACTCTCCTCAATGTAGTTACCATCCTGGTCATAACCTTTCACTATGATGGTTAGGGCTGTAACCGAATAGTCAGCATCAGTCAAGGTAACCGTCAATCTCCTAGGAACTTCAGGAGTGTAATCAGTTATGGTTAGTAAATCACCATTGGCTAATAAATTCAGGGTTATGGCACCTGTTATGGCTGTAGCACTAGCCGCTGCTGGCATAGTAATACTTTCATCAGTAACCGTGAAGGATAATGTTTCCTCGTAAATCTTCTCCAATGGCATATAACGGCTAAGGTCATTTACAGCCTTTTGGATACATCTGTTCAATTCACCATCAGCCCAGATGGTTCCTGGGTCTTTCAAATCAATCCTAAGTAATGTCCTAAATTGTGGAAGCGTTAATCCTTGCATCCTTATCCTCCTTTATTCCCACCAATTCTTCCTTTGTTCCTGTGCTATGGCTAACCTCCGTTGGGAATTGGTAGTATCAGTAATCCGTTTAATGGTAATAATAGACATTGGTGGAGCATTGACCAACTCACCAATTTTACTTCTGGCTCCCATATTGGTGTAGGGTGGTTTGCTTAATAAATTTAATAGTAACCCATCCATTTAACTTCCCCTCCTATAATACCTAACACATTCATATATGGTATAACCTAGAATACCAGAATAGATTATTAGCTCGGCTAACCTAATGCTGGCTATATCCTCATATAACATCAATTCTCCACCACTTAGGTATAAGCATAGGAATATAGCAAAAGCCAACCCAGCAAGCCACAGCATCAACATCTTAGTTATCATATTCCTAATCATGGTAATCTTGCCTCCAAAGCCTCAACCTTATCAGCTAATTCTTGGACAGCTTTTATTAGTAACCAAATTTGACCTGAAGCGGATACTCCAGTAGCAGGTTCATATTTAACCATTGGTTCCTTTAATCGCTTCTCTATCCTATCAATATCTTTAACCAAGTGTTCACGTCTTTCAAAATTTACCTCAGTTTCAAGTTCCTTTATATGTGCTTCCATAGTATCTTGGAGTCTTTGCCTGCGCTGTAGATTTATATTATGGGCTTCATCTGCTTCCTTATAATCTTCCTCATCAGGAATATCAAGAATCTCAATAGGGAATGAATCCTTATCTTCAAAGGGAAGAGTTAGCGAACCTCCCGCCTTCTTTACTTTCCTTCGTGTTATCCTTCCCAAATGCTCCTTATCAACATCCTCAAGGGTTACTAATCTATCAATTTCCTTCATTTGACGGAGTTTCCGTAGAGGATTATCAATTATAGGTAAGGGACATTTGTAGTTGAGAGCTACACAGTGGACTGTATCGTAGTAATTGGTAGCACTACCAAGGTTTAGTCCCGCAGGGTCAGTAGGTCTTATTGTTGTGCCACTAATATATAGGTATGCCGAATCTACATAAAAACCACCTTCAGGATTCATACCTATGTAATCATTAGAATATAACTCAAGTGCGTTAGCCGTAGGAGCTACTGCTGTCTTCCCTGCTGTTATAGATACACCATAACTAGATGACGTATTGCCTATTTTCAAATCACGAGCACAGAGTAATTGCAACCCCGTATCAGGAGAGCCAGCTATAAGAAGTCCCGCAGCAACGCCATCAATATAACCTTTCTTGGTAGCACCATAGTAGAAATCAATATACTGACCAGTGATATGGCAACCAGAATAATCAATGAGGACATTCCCACCACCACCCTTAACGGTAACACCATCAATAGTCCCAGCGGTTAGAGTTCCACAATTTGCTGTCAAGGCTGATAGGGTCATACAGGTAATAACATCGGCATTTAGTAATGGTGCCTTACCAGCAGCAGGAATAATCAATGCTGTTGCACCAGTTTCCAAGCCAGGAGCTACAAAGGCTACCAAGCCATGGGTTGGAGCCACGGTGTCATCAAAGGTGGTAGTATAAGTCAGGGTAGCACTACCTTCAGTGAAGTATAACCAACCAGGAGCGGCTATAGCCACATTAGTTCCAGCACTTATAGTTAGGGATGAACCATCCTTAAACTTAATACTTCCTGCTGCCCAACTAATGTGGTTCTTATCCACCGAACTGAAGGTTAAATCACAAACATAAGGTTGAACCGACTTCCATAACTGCCAAGGATAAACTACCTTTCTCAACACTACAGGGTCTTTGGGAGTGGTTATGGATATATCCCTTATATCCCATTCAACGGCATCAGGAGTTGGTAGGAAAGCACCAGCCCTCTCTAGCAGCCCACCTAACCTCAATTCTATATTGTAGATTCCATTCTCAGGGTCATAGATATGGTCTATCCTACCTACCCTACCAGTAACCGTTACATTGGCTCTGGTATCAACAGCCTCTATCATATCATAGAGTTCCTGAGCACAATTCATTGGTGCTACTATTCTACCTTGATTAGCCTCGGCTACCCGTTGGGCTATCCAGGCTGTAGCCCTAGCCAAAGCCTCAGCATTAGATTGGATGGTTGGATTAACCTCAATGGTGGTAATGGCTCCAAAGGCAGCCACCGAACTATCATCATCATCCGTGCCGTAGTAGCTATAGGTTTCTCCCGTAACTTGTGGAAGATTATCCACCATAATCACAGTATTAGGAATTATCAATCCTCGCTCCCTAATATCTACGAAAAAGGCGTGGTCGGAATCATAACTATATTGGGCAGCGGTAGCAGTATTCAGATATAGGATATGGAGCTTATCGTCATTCTCCAACCTAGCACCACATTTAGACATTTGGAGTAGTTGCCTAACTATGGTTCTAACCCTCTCACCAATATCCGTTGCGTAGAGTGGTGAATAGGTATTTATAGTGGCAGCAGGGTCATCGGAGTCTAAGGTTATTCCAGTTAATATCCCACTGGTTATTGAGGTTAATATCTGTAGGATGGTAGTATCTCGGTTCCAACCTCCACCACCAGCAGCCGATTGGGCAGTAATGGTTATCCCAGTTACCTGAGCACCTGAGGTTCCACCTGTAACTGTTTCACCAGCGGAGAAGGTTCCAGTTACTCCTATAACTATAATGTAATTACTACCTGCTCCCCAAACTTTACCTGTAGCATTTGATGTTCCTCCAGTTACAGTTTCTAATTGGGTGAATAATCCAACCATAGTTCCTGATAACTTTTTACCTGCGGCTATAACAGTGGATGCCGCCATGATAGCCCAATCATCAATACAGGTAAACTCGGTTTGGAGTTCACCCTCCATAGAAAGGTCTCGTTGGTAAAGAACATAAACCCTGCGGACATTATGGTATAAATTACCACTAGCTGTATTGTAGCCAAAACCAATATCAACCTTGTAACCACGAAGGTTTAGGGCAGTAAAGTGTCCATCATAGTTGGCTAATCTGAGGGTTGCTCCACCACCATAAGGCTCCTCCCAATTATAAACATATTTAATTCTGTTGGTTGCATCCGCAGTAGTATAGGTATAATTGGGAGTATTCCAAAACAGCAACCGCAGGTATGGAGTCCTCGTGGCTGCTCTCTGGGCTGTAGTCAGGTCTGCATAGGAACCAGTCAAACTCCGCATTTGGCAACTCCTTTATAGCGGATTAATTCCTCTCACATAAAAGGTTCTAGCCCCTCCAGTTTGGGCTGCCCCAAGGATAAGGGTTACAAATCTAGCACAAATGTTCTTAAACAGGTTCATCCCAGCGGTAGCCCTGGCTGTGATAGTATTAACAAAATCACCAGTGGCACCATCATTGAAGGTATAAGCCTGAACTGCAGTATCACCACTTACCCTACTAGGCTTAACCGTTATGGTAGCAATATCCAAAGCTGGATTATAAACCTGTATATCCTCAAATTCGCTACCTAGGTCAGTTTCGCTGGAGGTAGTCCCGCTTGCAGCTATAGTTACGGTAAACCATCTTGACGCTTTAGGTATCATTATAACATCTCCTTTTTGCCCTTCATATTAAGGACTCTTATACCATTTATATAACCATTACCCAAATCAATTTCAGAATAACCATTCATTCGGAATTTTATCCATGCTATAACTAATTGGGCATGTGCCTTCTTAACAATAAGATAAGGCTCAATAAACTCAAGGATTTCCAGAATTTTGGCTCTACCTTGCCATTGAATCCTAAAAGCATCCTTCTGCCTATTACTACCTTTGGATTCTCTTAGTATATTAGCATCACCGACCCAATCGGCTATAGTATTCATTAGGTCAAGGTCAGTATTACTAATACCAACTCTAGGTTGCATTTGCCTATCTGGTGATTTGGTTAAGGTAATAAAACCTTCTCCATCAATTATCCCAGCCAAATATCCAATCTGTATATCACTTAGCACCTTCACTGTTGTCTACCTTCATTTAGGGATTTTCCAGTTTTATCACGGGCAATCCCATAGACTTTTCCACTACACCATTTTTGTTTATTACTTTCCTGAACATCATAGCCCTCTGGGATTGGCTCAGTCATACATTGTTGTATTGAGGCGGAGATAGCATCCCTGATGGCTACGGTTGAACTATCAGGTGTTAAATTATCCACTGCCATCGGCATTGTTTTCCTCCTATTATGAAGGAGGGAGGGTAGTTAGCCCTCCCTCTCCATTCCTTTTACTCTAGCGTTAACCAGATTTCCAAATCACCATACCCACTTACGGTTCGCTGGGTCAGATAACCTATTCTTTGAGTTCCATCAGCAGCCTTCAAAGTCATTCCACCACCTGGAATCATATAGGCTTCCCGCTCATTGGCATCATCACCAAAATAAGGATTAGGTGTAATGATACAACGACCCCTTCTCTGAATCCAGCCAAAGTAGTTAACCGTGTAGGCATTTGTAAGGGATACCCCTACAGCACTTGTAAAGGTAGTTCCTTCTGCATCCTCAGCCTTTACCTGAGAGTAGATGGATGGGTAGGCAGTAACACCAGTCCCACCAGAGGACCCTACCATAGTTGTTCCACTTGATATGTAGGCTCCTGCTGTTCCTACAGTAAGGGCAGTCTTTAGTGGAGCATCAAGATAAACTCTGGTGTATGGGGTAGTGGTAATTTCACTACCACAAATCCTATACTCACATAGGTGGGATGTAGGATAGGTTGCTAACATACCATCCTCAAAGAAATTCTCAGCAAAGACGGTTGTCCTGTAGCCAGTGCCAGCAGCCGCAATTATAGTCCACAGGTCAACATACTCCTGACCAACAACAGCAGCCGCATAAAGGTTTCCCTCAAATCCATCTGTGCCTGCATAACCTGTAGCACCTGGAGCAGCATTGGCATTGACCAATAGTAGGGCAGGTCCAGCAGTAGCATCTATGGTGATTGTAGCCCCATGCTTACAATACCTAAATACCCTACCATCAGCAAACTCCAACTTGGCTCCTAGCGGGTAAAGCTGGTTTGAACTCTCAGTATAGAGGTCAGGTTCTCCCATCTGTGCTCTACCACCGACCACATTGGCAGGCAACCACAGCACCGCACCATTCTTGTTGATTAACTTATGGGTTGGTTTGAAAATTTTTATAGTCATCCGTTTTTTCCTCCTTAAGGTATTTTTATACTACTATCCTCACACAACGATTGCGTCATCCGCAATGTCAAAAATCCTTCCGAGACATTTTGTGGAACCTAGTAGCACAGTTCCATAACTGTCCAATCGCATACCACCTGCATTGAAGTCCTCTAGCCTGTCCCAAGTCCACAGTTCATATAGGTCTCCAGCACCCTCAGTTCCACCATAGGCAAAACAGACACCTGGGTCCTTCTCTATTACATTACCAAACCTAACACAGAATAGAGAGAAGGCTTCGGTTGAGGAATACTTGCCTCGCTTATCGCTGGATGAACCTGTCCCAGTAGATACCTGCTCACGAACTAGGAAATCGGTTCGGACTATTGGCACACCTGCAAAGAATAGGATTGGTTTACCAATATCGTTATAACCTCTGGTTAAAAGGTTTGTTACCATATTACCTACCAGACTTGTTATACCTTTTTCCTCGTAGGCAGCATCAAGGCGAATACCAATCTGGGGTGGAACCCAAATCTCATCCACACCAAATACCATAGCATCCAACATGGTTCTGAGATACAACAGGCTCAATGCAGCAGGAGCACCCATATCCATGTTCAGCTTGCTATTGGTTGTGGCTGAGGTTGTCCAAGGAGCACCTCGTTCTGCGGCTAAAGCATGGAATCCATCAAACTGGGTTGGAGCACCACCATAAGTGGTATCAGCATAGATTAACCTATCACCTAACTTCCGCCTTAGACCTTTCTCACATTCCAGCAATACCTGAGCCTTGTAGTCGTTGTAAGTCCCATAGATATTCTGGACATAACGGTCTAATTTCCTCTGGATATAGAGATACCTGAGGGTTGATTCAACCTCGGTATATTCTACACTCTCACCCCAAACCAACTGGTCTCCAACAGCAGCCTCTACCACTTCATCCTCAGTGGTTGTATTTTCCCTTAACCACTCTATCTTTAGACCTGTTCCTGCTGCCTGAGCTACTGGTATTCTTTCCAAAGGGTTATTCCGCTTAATATCCTCCTCAAAGACACCAGCTATCTTGCTAGACTGGGTTAGCTTTTGTGCTTCTGCAAGGGTTTTCCAATGCCCACCTGAAGCAGTCAATTTAGTTTACCTCCTTATTTAATTACGGCTGAGGCTCTTGCACCAATTCTATGTCCCTTAGCCTCATGCTCTTCAAGAATCCTATGTGCCCTATCTATCGGTTTTTCAGGGGCACTTCCACCACCTGGAGGACCACCACCGCCATCATAGTTTGCTGGTCCACCTTTCTTACCAGGACCAAGTATCTTGGCGGCTTCCTCAATGTTCCTAAGTTGGCTAAGGTCTTTGCCTTTTAACGATTCCTCGGTTACACTATGGAAGGTAATGAGATTATAGCGTATCCTATTGGCAAGTTCGGTTTCATGTTTGCCAATACTCTCCTTGTGGGAGCCATTCTCTTTTTCCAACTCACCCACCTTGGTTTTCAAGGTGTCATAATCGGAGTGTGTGGATTTCAACTGCTCATGGGCAGCCTGAGTTTTGAGAAGGTTTTGGTGTTCCTCATCCCTGAGGCGGTTGGCTTCGGCAAGACTGGTATTAAACTGGGTTTCCTTAGTCTCCCACTCCTTCACCTTACTCTCTGCTCCACCTTTTACAGCCAATAAATCAGATTCCTTAACAAATCTAACAGGTTTATTATCTACAGGGATGTCAATGGAACCATCATTATTGAATTTGAAGGTCGTTTCCTCTGTCATTTTATCTCCTTTCTTATCTTATATTGTAGCACACTTGACATAATGTTGTCAAGTTTTCTACCAATATACTAATTATATTATTAGTATTATACAGTAAATTATATAGCTCTCCCTGTCTCACTACATATCTGCCTGTAGATTGTTTCAGCCTCAGGGGTTGCAAAGCTAGTAACCCTACCCCAATAATATAACCAAGCATCCAAGGTTGGATTGGCATATCTTAAAGCTCTGCGGGAATTGGAAACATCTGTTCTAAAGGCTGAGATTAACTGTCTGCCATCAGAAGTAACCATTGCTTCAATTTCCTTCTGTCTATCCAGACCTTGCCCAGTTCTTTCCAGACCTAAGTATTCCTCTATCAACTGTTGTTCTTCAGGAGTGAACCGTTCCAATATAGCATCATATAGTTCATTGTATTTCCTAAAATACTTTAGGACATAACGCCTTACTTCAACTATTCTGGTTGTATCACCTAATTTGAATTTTTCCCATTCACCCTTCATATAATCTGGGATAGCAGTATCAATTAAATCCCGCTGGAGGAAGAATTTATCCCAGTCATATATCCGTTCACCAGTAATAGGGTCAACAGTTTCCTCCAATTTAATTTGGTAGTATAGGTTGCGTAATTCCTCAAATGGTGATAACATTGGTGGATTGGTATTATACTTTAGGGCAAACTCCTTTCTACCTTCAAGGGTTAGGTTAGGATTATCCTTCTGCCTTTGATTAATAAACTCTTGGCGGTTATTCCATAATTCAAATAACCTCTCATCAAAATCTCTAGGAGATAATCTGCCTCGTTCTGAACCTGTTAGGAAATCCTGCTGTATCTCCAACATCTGTGATAGTTGGTTTTCGGAATATGTCCTTATGTCATTCCAATCAAGTTCCAATTTATTCAATTCCTCTTGCTGATGACCTGGTAGTAGTGGTCTGGATAATCCCACATATTTGTAATAGCCTAATTCCTGTAATGCCTTTTGTATATCATCAGGCATACCACCAAATATTTCCCAAAGATTGTATCCGTGTCGTTGATACCACTCCTGTTGGTCGGCAGTAATACCAGACATTTCCTCAATAACCTTGGTAGCCTCCTCAGCCAACCTATATTGCTCATCTGTCCTTAGACGGAATAATGATGTCTGTTCCATAAGCATACTGTAGATTCCTACACTTCCTCTAGCTGCATCCCAAAGACTTTGCTCCTCATCAGTTAGTTTAACACCTTCCTTCATCTTGGCATAAATCAGTTTGGCTTCACCACCCAACTTTGTAACCTCAACCATAGTTAGGTAATCTCTAAATCTATCAGGGAATATATGGTCGGTAATCCATTTAACCGATTCACTCTTAGGAAATACAGCCTGTAGAGCCGATAATGGAGTTTTCCAAATGGCAGGTAATGTCTCACCCATTTGTTGTTCTGTTCCACCAAAATAAGCTAGTGGTAAGGCAAAGTGGGCACCAGGATAGAATCCATAACGACTAAGGAAATCCATAAATCCTACATACCCACCTGCTATACCAAGGCTATCATAGTATTCTGGGAAATCTCTTCTAACCAGCCTAGTAGTCCACATACCCCAAGCAGTTCCTCTGAATGGGTTAATATCTAATGAGGTTCCTGGAATATGAACATACCCATATTCGGTATTATCCTGCCACCGCTCAAAAGCCATGAATGTTCCTGGATGGGTGAGGAAGGCTCTAGGAACAAACAACAGTCGTTGGGATTCATAAGTCCAGTAGGGATAAATTGTTTTCATCATGGCATCAAAAGCATTGGCATGGGTGTAATCAGTAAAGTAATTGTAATACCACTTGTGGGCTTCATCCGTAGATGATTGGCGGAGTTGTTGCCAACCTTGATATGCAGGTTTCAAGGCTAGTTTGACACCCATAGATGGAACTTTCCATAAACTTTCATCCAACAGAACATAAAATTCATCACCAGCTATAGATTTAGGCACTATAACAGCATCATAACCTTCACCTCTTAACAACTCATTCAACCTTCTGTTGAATTTGGTTGGGTCGCCCACATCATATCCAACATCTTTGGCTGCCTGTTTGTTTAGCCTAATCCAAGGAGAGTCAGCAGACTTTATAGGTTCATCCAACCAAGGAGTTCCTGTGGTTTTCTTTACGGTCCCACCAATTGAAGGTAACTCATCACCAACACCAAGTCTTAGAGGGTTATTAGGTTGGGTGAACTCAACTTTTGATACTTTACCAAAACCACCAGCAAACTCCTTACTCTTACTAACATAAAGACCTTCACCTTCGGTAGCTGTTCTACCAATAACTTCCTTTAATTCACCACCACGATAACCAGTAGTTGTTGGTGCCACCCCTTTGGCAATCTGAATTATAGAATCATCAAGGACTGCTACCCACTCACCAATATCAATGGCATCATATCCTAACCTCCTAGCCTTGGCAAATATAAGTTCTTCAACATCCTCCTCATATGCTATACCCATTTCCAATTTAGTTCCTGCTATTCTTTCAATCTCATCCCTCATATCCAACTTAATGACTATATCCTCCAGATTATCTCCTTTTAATGGATTCCTAGGATTGAGATAAGACTCCAATACCTTGGGACCATAGTATTCAGCCTCTTCCCTAGTCCTAGTAAAATACTGTCCAGTTAAACCTAATTGTCTTCCCTCTCCCTTACCAATACCCCTATAATACACTGGTTCATACATTAAATCCTCAGCCATATCCGCAGTCTGTGTAACATATCTGGTAATCTCATCCATTTCCGCCTCAGGTAACATTTTACTATTATGCAGGCTAATCAAATCTCTCCTAATGGCATCCAACTCCATTTCGTTCTTTAGCATCCAACTTGCCGCTTTAGGGTCAACACCTAAGCCTTTCATAACCTGTTCATAAACTGCTCCAATAGCATCATCAGTAAAGCCTATGTCAACCCCATCACGGACAAACATCTTAACATACTCAGTAAACCTTTCCTTATTATGGAGTAGTGCCTGCATATCCAGCAAGGCAGTGGTTATATCATTACTCCTAACACCAAGTAAATTACTAACATCCAGAAAACTTAATGGTCTATCCCTAACTATAACAGGAGGTTTGGAAGGTAACCCAACACCCATCAGATTATTGGCTCTATCCATAGCCTGGTGTTCCAATTTATCCAACCTCATCATATCGGTGTCTAATTGGTAAAATTTACTATCCTTCACACCATAAAATTCATCCCAGAAACCTCCAGACTTCAAATCTGCTGGTTTTGCACCTTTGAAGTAGCCTTCCGACCAGGTTATATAATCCGCCCTAAACTTATCAGCCACATCCCTTCTTAAAGTCCTGACATTAAATAAATCCTTAATTACCCTGGTATAATCATCAGTCAGACCTAATCCAGGCTTGACTATTTGTGTTTCCAAATGCCTAATCATATTATCCAAATCAGACCCAGCCTTATCCATAAACATAAAAATACGGTCATTGGCAGCTTGGATGGCAGCACTCCTATCAGCAAATTTCATTCCCCTGGAGGAAATACTAGCCCTAGCAGCAATTTCTCTAGGAAGGGCACCATACATATCGGATGCGTAGGTTATGGCATTTAGGGACTGGGATAGTTCTACTTTATTAGTTACCTCAAACCCAGTTACAAATTCGGATAATCTATGGTAATCGTCAATAGCCCGTTCAGGACTTCTTAGGAATACATCATCCAATAATCTACGGGCATCGGTAGTCGCATCCGTTATGGAATCAGCACCTCTAAGGAAAAGTTCACCTTCATCCATCTTGTCTAAAAACAGTTTCCTAACATCAAGTGGTAGCTCTGGATGTTCCAATACAATCTCGTAGACTTCTCCTTTTACAATGTTCTTTTTGGAGAATACATCAATAGCACTAAGGACAGAGTTTTTATTACCTGATAGTTTGGCTATGTTAACATATTGGCGTATGGAGTCAATCAATTTCTTGTCAGCTATTTTAGGAAATGCTGCCTCAACCCTAGCCAATGCTGTAAAGGCATCACCACCATTCTCAGCCATTTCCTGTATAGTTTTCTGAAGGACAAAATTTCTGCGGATGGCAGCACCACGGGCACCTGGTATCTCCACCAACTTTTCATATATTTTGTTTCCCCATCCTTTAGCTTGACCAAACAGGTTCAATATCCAGTTATTATCTGCTGACCTACTACTTATTGGACCCAAAAGTTCTGAGACTCCTTCTCTGGATACCAACATTGGGTCAAATGATGTGCCAGCAGAAAAGGCATTGAATAATTGTTCTTTTACCCTACCAGGTTTAACACCACCTAAGGCTGTCCTACCATAATCTTCCCATACATTCATAGGACCATACATACCAAAGGCTAAATATGCTTGGGCAAATGGGCGGACAATAAACCTATCTATTTGATTACGCCATATAGCCTGGAGTTTAACACTGGTTCCATGTAGAAGTGATGTAAAGGCTCCAGCCTGCTTTCTAGCTAGGTAGGCACTACTATTCATAATGGACATTTCTAGTTGGAAATTCCTTTTACCTAATGTCCTAATCACATTTGCAAAGGTTTTCTGGCTCCCAGTTGATATTGCATCCCTGACTATAGCTTCCTCAGTCTCAACTAGAATCCTTTTGGCTATAATCCTGGCATTATCCATATTGTTAGGGGCTATGATTTGGGCTAACTTGGTAGCCATTTCATCCAAAGTTCTTATTGGTGTTTTAATTCCTCTCCAAAAATAATCATCAACCACCTGAGTAACGCTGTCTGCCATTTCCTTAGTTATTTGATTGGTAGTTAGGTCAGAACCCATCCTTCCAGCCCACCTATATATTGTTTCCTCATCAACAGCACCATGCTTTAGTAAGGCTTTACCAGCATCCACAATATCACTTGTGGCTTCGGGATGCCTCCTAGCTATATTTACGGCTCGCTGCATCCAGACTGATACCTTGTGCATATATTCAGGGTTATTTATTGGTGGACCTAGCTGACCAGTAATGAATTTCCTAACTACCTTCACATCAGCCATACTATCTTCCAAAGCAATTTGTGAAGGGAGTTTGGGTATGCGTTTAAGTATTTTGGTTTTGAATAGGTCAAATGGTAGATTGGCTACCATATTATAACCACTCTCAGCAGCACCTACAAGCCTAGAAAGAGGAGGTATTGGTTTGGTTATTTTAGTATATAAACCATAGCCAACATAACTGAGTGGGTCTGTAAGGTTTTCCATTATCATATATTTCAATCCCCAACTGGCAGCACCACTACCTGGAGAGTCCCACTCCCTCCAGGCATGACCTGCGGCATACCATTTACTTTCGGTTTTGTCATATTCCTGATAGGCAGCTTCCAAATCAGGAATTACATTTCTCCAAGCTAAACCTGCTAGTGGTTGGCTAACGTGTTTGTAATAAACATTGGCAAAATCCATCATAGCCAGCCCAGGTGATATAAGAACTTCCTTAAATATATCAGCCAATTTATAATCAGGCATTTGGGCTAGACCCTCACGGTAAGCGGCTAATTGGTTATTGCTTTCAATAATATCATCAATAATTTCCTTAGCCTGTTGTTGAAGGAGTAAATCAGCATCAGTCAAATCCTCGTCGGTGTAACCTTGTGCCTTTAGATAATCTATGTATTCCTGTTGGGACATGACTGGAGGTGGAGGAGGAACAGTAGATAAGGATTTCAATATTTCCTCAATGGTTAATTGGTTCATGGATACTGGGATAGCTGTAACTTCTGTAGGAGCAACCAACTCAGGTAATTCTGGTAGTGGTGCTTCACCAGCCATTTTAGGAACAACAGGTTCACCACTTATAATGGAAATCATTTGGGTTAATGTATCCTTAATCTGGCTTAATTCATCTGGGTTTAAGGATGCAAGTAAGCTCGGAGGCATAAAATCAGGATTGTTCAGAATATCATCAGGAGAGCTTATTGCCGTATAGTATTTTTCAGGAACCTCAGGAGTATATGTGGATATTGGTATTGGTTTAGCTTTACCTGCTCTTACTAATTTGGATTGGTAAATTAGAGTTGGAACCTCAGAATATAAAGTGGCAAAAAATTTGTCCTTTTGCATCTCATTGAGGGTAATATCTATCTCTCCTCTGATACGGTTAACCTCTGCTTTAAGAGGAGCCCTCATTATTGTAGGTATCGCAGTCCAATGTCCTGCAGACATAGCAGCTTCCTCAGCATAGAATGTAGGTTTTTGTAACCATGGATATTTTTGGAATAATTCCTTATAACCAGGATATGTAGCCAATTGCTCTGGTGTTGTTATCTCCACATATCCTTTTTCCGTTATTGCTTTCAGTGGTGCTGATACAAATTCCAATCGTTTTCCATAGTCAACCAATTTTTGTTGACTGGTTTGGACTCTATCCCAGTAACCTTTGGCTTGTGCTTCCCACTTTGCTAATTGTTCCTGAAATCCGTTAGGCATTTTATATCCCTCCTAGCCCTTCTAAAGGTTGTGTTCCTTCTCTGGTAGGAAATACCTCCCTAGGGACTTCTTGCTCTGGAGCTACAGCAGGCTTTGTAGATGTAGTTGGAACATCCAATTCAGCTTCCATCAAGGTAGCCAACTTACCATATAAGGCTGCGGCTTCCTTATTACCAGCATTAAATAGTATTCGGACTTGCTCCTTGTATGCTAGTATTTGGTCAACCAATATAGCTCTAGGGTGCATCATAGCATCATCCCTTCTAATCTTAGCCATAGTTCTCAATGGGTCTCTAACCTCAGGGAAGAGTTTATCCATAACCATTTCGGTTGGAAGTCTAAAGGTTGGGTCAAGCATCCTGGCTACGGTGGCTCGTTGGACAAGATAACCAGGAATTTCTATCTCAGCCTGAACCTCAAACTCAAATTCCTCAGGTAAGTCTTTAGGCATCTTGAATTTATAAGGACGGAAGCCATTAACCTTCATCATATTGAATTGGAAATTATCAATATCAGCCAGGGCTCCTTTTAATCCATCCATATAAGGAGTTAATACCTGCAAGGCTGATGAGGCTACATTAGCCATAGCCAGGTAACTTAATTGTTGTTGGATATTACCATAAAGGAGCCAAGGGAATAAACCTCTCTGTATCATATTCTCGTAGGTAAACATAGTAGTTCTTAACTCTACAGGAATAACTGGAGCTAACATAGGTTGTAGTATTTCACCTGGTGCTCCTCTGAGGATTGAACCCCATGCCTTCATATTCTCCTCAGTCATTATAGGTGTCTCACCACTAGACAATTCTATATAGTGAGGATTGGCAGCAGTCCTAACCAGTTGTTGGGTAAAACTCAACATCTTATTGTAGTTCTTGGTTAAGTCCTCATTTGTGGCTACTATGGATTCACCAAAGTGTTCCTGCCACTTGGAATCAATAGCACCTTCATCAGGTAATCCACCAACAGGTGAAATAAACACAGGCAGTATTCCCACTCCAAGTTTCATACTCAAATCGGTTAGGAAAGCATCCTTCTCTATTGGCTTAACATATTCCGAGCCTAGGACTATACCATTAACCACATCACCGTCAAGGTCAAAACCCCAATAGTCATATAGGTTGACATCATGAGTAAATGGAGATTTAGTTGCCCAACCCATCAGTTTAGCTTTCCTATTGGCAACAGCAGGGTGCATCCTGTAGATATGGGATACTTCTACCAGACCACTTTCACCAAATTCAGGATAAACTTCTAGCGGATTCCAAACCTCACACATAATCTGGTCATCTGTAACCATACTAAATATGGAATACCAACCAGTAGCCAGCATAAATCCTACCATCTTACCTATAAAACTTTGCCTACCAGTTCTCCTATACAGGGATTCCACAGCCCGCCAGCGTTTGGTGATATAGCTCTCCAGATAACTGGTAGCTGATATTTCCTCTGATGCCAACTCCTCAGTGGCTATTTTGTGTGCCATAATACTGGAGGTCATAAGGTGTTTACCAAGATTATATCCAGTTCTAGGGTCATTGGCAGTAACAGTCTCCATTCCTTCCTGGGCTAGTTCATCAGTTAGCCTTAGGATTTTATACCAATCCCTAATCTTCTTATCACGGGTAGACCAATTCTTCTTTAGACCACTAGCTTTATCTACCAAATCCTTTGCTGATAATGTCTTTACTACCATCTTCTATCTCCTTACCAGAATATGTGTCCTAGAATAGTTCCAACAACAGTTCCACCGATTAGGAATCCAACTATCCACAATACAGGTCGTTTGTGGTAACTATCCCTGATAATATAGGTCCAAGGTCTGCCGCCTATTCTGCTCCAGACTACCTCATATATATACATTATTATATCTTTTAACCTCATCACCATCTATAACCTGTCCTTCCTATATATCCACGCTTCATTGGTTTAGGGTTTAAGCAAGCTAAGGCTATAGCCCAACTATCATGGATGTCGTCAGCACCAACAACTTCTACCTTATCACCAACCAACCTAAAGTTTCTGAATTGCCTAATCAGTTCAATATCGTGGCATATCATATCAGGTAAGTATCTATGAACTAGGCTCATCATATAATCCTTAGTTCCTCTGGCTCCACCAGTGGTTAGCCAGCCAGGTTCCAAACTTTGATAGCCACTAATTATATCCTTCCTCATATAGATTGGTTTCCTATGTTTTAGTAATTCAGTTATGGCTAATCCATGAGCATTGGCTTCCCAAACTATCATAGCCCTATGGTAATAATCAGAGGCGGCTACAGCCTTCCTAGCAGTTATTTCAGGACTGTATAGCCCAGCATCCCTAGCACAAAGTTTAGGTTTGTAATTGCCATACTCATCTTGGTCAAAGGTAACAACAGTAATCGCTGATTGGGTAATTTTAGCTTGTCCAGGGTCAATAGATACAAGATAAATTTTGTCCTTCACAGGCTCATACCAGACATTCAATCCTTCTCTGTTTATCGGGGCAGGATAGCACTCCTTAGCTTTTTTGTTTACCTCATCAGCATCATAATACATATTACCTATAGCCAGGAAGCATGATACATCATCCTCAGGAAATTCCTGCTGGAACTTTAGCACCATTTCTCCAGACCTTCTAAGGCTTTCCTTCTCTTTTATCTTCCACCTTCTCCATCTAATCTGGTCAAAGGTCAATCCTTGGTTGGCAACTAATCTTTCCTCATCCTGACTAAGTTTGAATTCAGGATTGTTGGTTTCAGGAATAAGTCTCTCAACCCTAGGGTCTCCAAGCAGGATTACATATTCCTTGTGCATAAACCATGTATAGAAATGCGGAGTAAATGTTGATTTACCTTCTTTAGCTAACCCATACATATCAAAAAAGTCATTCTCCTGACCGTTGGCTGTGGAGTAAATATCGGCAGTCCCTCCAGGTGGCAAACGGTCTAGGGCAGGTGAGACTATATCATCCATAGTTCTAGGTGGATAAAAGGCAAACTCATCAAATAGTAGATGGTGGATGGTCTCAGCCCTACCTGCTACATAGCTACGGGCTGAGGCTATATAGATAGAACTGGTGCTAAATATCCTATTATTAACATAGAACCTGAAAGTTTTTTCATAGGTTGAGTCGTGATGGATTTCAGGAAAGCCTGGTATCTCCAAGGCAGCCAGATGGTTGTAAAAGAATGTTACTTTGGTTAATAACCTTTCAGTAATAAAATCATCATAGGCAACCAGGACAGTGTTGGTTCCTGGTGAGGTTAGAGTATCCTTCAACCTCTTAGCAATTCTTTCGGTGCTGAATCCTACCTGGGCTGGTTTGACCCAAATGTCCATACCAGTCTCAGTGGCATCCACATCAGCCTGAATGTCATTATAGGTAAATGGAACTATTCGCCTTGCCTTGTTTTCAACCACAAAAAGGTTCTCAATGAACTTGCGGTCATTAGCTACTAGCTCCCTAAATAAAGTATCTGTGGTCATTACCCGCTTTCCTTTACCTCAATATCAAATGTATCTGTGGCATCCTCAATACCTGATTTGGTTAATTCAATTATTCCCTTGAATATACCAGCCCTACCAAAATTACCTGCCACCACAGCATAATGGCAAGTCCCACTAGCGGCAACATCAATGGTGCAGGCACCACTCAATAGTAGATTGCCTGGTGAATGTTCCACCCATTGTTTGAAGGTTATGGTATAACCAGTCAGGACAAAAACACTTGCATCAGCATTTTGGATGGTAAGGTTTATATTGTAACCGTATTTACCTTTTATAACCGTTAAGTCTGCCATTATGCCACCGTCCTTGCTTTTAATATAATACTTCTATCGGGTATCATACAGGTTAGAGACCTACTACATAGATTGGTAGTTAGGCTTCTGCTACATAATTTGATTGTTAAGGTCTTAGCCGTTGTCTGTTTGGTAAGACTACGGGAAAGCATTTTAACTGTAAAGAGTATATACCTTACCAATCTCCAGGACAACACACCAATAGGAGTTATAACTCCTCCGCCAACAGCTATCTTAATCTTCATACATAAAGTTCCAACTGGAGTTATAATACCTTGTCCCACCAACATCTTGAATTTCCAGACCAAAGTTCCTATAGGAGTAATAGCACCACTTCCTACAGCTATCTTTATTAGTCTACCTAATATTCCAGCAGGGGTAATGCTTCCTGCCCCAACACTGATGGATATTTTTCTCCCTAATGTTCCTATAGGAGTGATTATTCCCTGTCCTACATTAACAAAGATTTTTTTAATGGTAGATAATGCTCCAGTTGGTGTAATACTACCAGCACCAACCGAAATCTTGGTTAATAATCCTAAAACTCCCATAGGAGTAACTAAGCCTGACCCTACTGCCTTAAATATCTTCCTACCTAGAGTTCCTATTGGGGTTATAACTCCCTGACCTACATTTTGGAAGATTTTAAGAACTGTGGCTAAGGCACCTGTCGGGGTTATACTCCCACCTCCAACGGAAATAAATATCTTCCGCCCTAATAAGCCAATAGGTGTTATACTACCTTGACCCATTTGGATTTTTATTGACCTGCCTAACACTCCACTAGGAGTTATTGCACCTGCCCCAACTCCCTTCATTGTTTTGAGACCTAAAGCACCTGTTGGGGTAATGGCTCCTCCTCCAACATTCTGGTAAAAGAGAGTTACCTCTTCAGGTATAACCTTAACTCGTGGTTGACTTACTCGCGGCGGTAGTCTCCAAATAGGCATCTAAACTCCTTAGTAGATTTCCTCGTAGTTTACTGTGCAAGTCCACCCTAACAGAGTGCCAGGGTCAGCCAAGAACCTCACTACAAAAGCTACTGCTCCTGTTATGAAGATTCTTTCTGAGGGTGTTGGAATCCAGAGCCAACCGTTCAAGGCATTAAAGTCAGCAACCACCAAGTCAACATAGCCTGGGGTTGCATCTCCCGAGCCAGTAATTCCGCACTTGCCCGCAGCCAATGTGCCTGCTACACCAGCAATAGCGGAAACTGCACCTCCATACATCGCTGCCGAAGGTGTAACAGTAGCAACGGTCAAGTTACCACCTGTCCTTGCCGATAGAGCAGCCCTCACCATAGCCGATGTGGCGTTCTCTGATTGGGTAATCTCTACCCTGTTGATTGCGATAACAGAGCCAGCAGCAGGCGGTGTGGCAACTGGATAGATACCAACCAGCACATTAACTGCTGTTATCATTGTTTGGTGTTCTGCTACGATATTGTATGTTCTTCCCATATTAAAACCTCCTTAATTTAATGAGCTAAAATATGCACATAACGAGAACGATGGATAAGAGGAGCTTCTGTCTCTGTCCCTGTGCCATAGAGACTTATAGCATCACTATCCTCAAGGGTGTAGGTGGTTGAATCATTGGGGGCAATGTAATGACCTACAGCATAGTAGACACCTGCATATCCCGATGTATCCCGTTCAATTCTTCTGCTCCATATACCTGGAGCGTTACAACCAAGATAATGACCAGTGAGGACAGCTATTGAAAGGTTTGTAAAGGTTTGTTTGCTACCAGAATTGACTTCACCCAGAGTCTCTGAATCATAACATGTGCCTATGCTATCACTTAATGAAAAGGTGCCAGCGTAGAGAGGATTAACCTGGTCAACCATCCAAACTTCAACAGTATTCAAAACTCCATCAGCATTAGCAGGATTATCTAAACCAAAATAGGTGTTTGCCATTACTTCTGCGGTACTACCCCTATTTATCGCACCAGGCCCAATATCAATAGAGCCGTAGTAGACCGTTATCCTGATATAATCCACATAGATGTCGGCATTGGCGACTGTAGCCTGAGCAGATAGGACTACCCCAAAATCAGGGTCTTTGACCATCACTGAAGTAAGGGCGACTCCCCATTTATCCTCAGTTCCGCCATAAAACTGTGTGGTTGGAGTGGTTGCCCAGTTACCTGCTTTGGCTTTGTTATCCCCAATTAAAGCACCAGAGGCATCAAGCAATTGGACTCGGTAGTCCGCACCTGTCTCACCAGAGTCATTATAGCGTTCTATTTCCACTATAATGCCATTGATACTAGAGCCATCTGGTATAGCTGAAAAATCAAAGCCTTGTGCTTTCAAGCGGTAACTAATATCAGGGCTGTCAAAGGTAGTAGCAGTAATAGAAGCATAGGCAGCGTCATCTGCCTTTATGTTATTAGGCGAAACCCAGATGTCATCATCCTCTGGCAATACTGACTGAGTGGTTACATTGGTTGGGTATTTGACTAAAAGAGGCATTAGACTATTACCTCCTTAAAGGAGGTGTTTATCTGGTTTATGAGAATTGCTTGGGCATCTCCACTAAGTGTTAGTTGCCTGCCACTGCCACATTTGGCTGGGGTATTCATCAACTGCCCAACCTTACCCAATCGTTCCCTATCAGGGCGTTTTTGGTCTCCCTGAAAGTTATCAAGTTGCTGGAGGGTAGCAGTATCAAAAGTCTGCTTGATAATGTCCTCTAGTTCTGTCTTAGTGGTCTCAGGGTTAATGCGGATAAAATGGCATAGGATAGGGTTAAGCTCTTTATGAGTAGGGACAAGAGCCAACAAAGCCTCATCAGCCAGTTCTGCCTCAGTAGGTTCTCGGTCGAAGTGGTCAACATAGTATAAAGGATAAGTCTTGCTACCCACTGGAGGGTAAATGTCTACCCTTACTTTAAGAAAGCCCTTATGGATATGAGTCCCACTCTCATTGATTACAGCATAAAAGCCTGAAGGTAACGCTATCATCTATCCCCCCATCCATTCTGTTAAGACACCAGTAATCTTTTGTAAAATTAAGTCTGGCATTTAAGACTCCTTATCCACCAGCCGTAAAACTTCCCTCAAAGGTAAACTCAATCTGGTTGCCACTTACCACATTGATGGCGGAAAATACTGTCCTGTCCATCATTGGTCCTGTATTTGCGGTTACAACGGCAAATAACCCATGCTCGGTGATGGCAAATGTCCCAGCAAAGGTATCAGTAGCCACCGACTTGTAGGTATCATGGTCAGTTTCGGTCTGGGTGCCAGTTGACCTTGCCTCACCAGTATCGTTCTCCATGATGGTATCAGTAATCTCCTCACCAGTGGCTCCTGTCCCACAATCATGGTATTTGAAATCACCAAACACTGAGGTCTCGGTCTGGAGTTGGTCAACAATGAAATCCACAAAAGCTGTGGTCATCTTCCTATCCCTGACTACACGCCTACCAAACCTAGTCTTTCGTCTGAATTGCTGGATATAGTTCCACAACTCTGGGTCTTTAGTTCCTTGAGGTCCCATAACCTCATTGACTAAATAATCCCACTGTTCGGATGGATTACCCAGCCCTTTGATAACTGGGACATTCTTTACCAGTTTATCCCAATCAACCACAAACTTTTGGGCTGTAGTAACCGTATGGGCGTGCATTACACCACCAACCTTTTGGGGGATAAATAAACCTTTACCCATATTACTTTTCCTCCTTATTTTCCTCTAATATAGTGGGGAATGACTCAAGTAGGTATTTACCAATTTTATCACTAACCACTGTTGGCTTATTACCTACCCTAATATCCTCACCATCAACGGTAGTTCTAAATATACGGTTATCCTTTAATTTTATTTCCATTTTACTTCTCCTTAAATAATTTATTACCTTCGTCTAGCTCTGCCTCTAGTAGCCATTTTCTGGAACCGAGCTTTCCCATACTTCTTACGACCTATCCAAGCAGCAAGGGCACCAGGAGTTCTTACCTTTCGGGACTTACCTGTTCTAGTTCTACCACGCTTGGCTCCTAATTTGGATACAAGTCTCTTGAATCTCCCACCACCTCCAAGTCTCATACTCTTAGCCACTACTTACCTCCTTCATCAGGATTCTTTTTCCTATACAGAAATAGGATAAACATTTCAACCCAGGCAGCAATATGACCTATGATAACACCTCTAGCCATTTCGCCGCCTATTTGATGGTAGAGCATAAGACCAAATATTACCAAGGTTGATGTAAGGAGTATAAAACCTGCTATGGCGTTGGGACTGTTCCATTTAAGATTCATACCATTTTCCTCTTATAATGCCTGCCTCTCAATCCTATTCGGCTAACCTGAGCCTTGACTACATTCCTCCTACCTGCTGCAGCTTGTCTAGGTGAAGCTCTTTTTCCTTTAGGCACCAAACACCTTCCAGAGATTTATTCCCAATACACCACTGCCAACAAGCACCCCTATTAAAATATAGAAATTCCTTTTTAATCTATAATGGCTATTACCAATCTCATTCACCTTTTCCACCAATCCACCATTCTGTGTATCGGGAGCACCAAGCAATACAGTCCTAACCTCAATTACCGTTTTATGGATTTCGTATATTAACTCCTTCTGGTCTGTTGGTGGCAATTAACACCTCCTCATGGTTATTCATCAATGATTGTTGACACTTCTGGCAACCTTTGCTTTTTTACTACACCTTCCTCTTTTTCAAGCCTAATAGTTAGGATAGTTCGGGTAAAATCAAATGCTTCCTTACTAGATTCTACACTACCACCAACCAACTGCTTAATCATGGTTAATTGTTGTGGGGTGTAGAATTTTCTAATTAGCATAAGGTATTGCTGTTCCTTCTCAGTTAATACTTTATCAGCAGCATCCTTGAATAGGATTTGGAAGTCCTTAGCCAGAACTAATCGGAAGTTACGGGTAAATTCAATATCAATAATCTGATTGGATAGTTGCTCCCTCAACTCACCTTTGGACTTTTCCTCAATCTCCTTAAATGTTGGGTCAGATTCTCTCCAACGCATTACGGATTTCAGATGGCATTTAGCCAAGGCTACAGCTTCCATAATGGAAAAGCCTGCTACTAGGTAACTCAGATAGCGGGCTTTCTTACCACCATCAGTATAGTAAGGTATTAAGGATTGGCATATACCCTCGGTAGGGGTAATGTTAGTCTCACCGTCGGACATTGTTGATACTCCTTGGACTAATTGTAGCACAAATGACAGCGTTATGTCAAGTCAATATGTAAAGTTAGCTAATATACTCTTTATTGTATAATACTATTAGTATAGTAAGTATATTGACAAGTTATTACCTATATGATATAATTAGATTATGAGTAGTGGAAGTTGGGGATATTATATGCAAGGTCCTGACCAACTAAAATTGGTAGATGAGTTAGGCTCTCAGCTATCTGGAGCCATCCATTGTCCTGTCCATTATCCTGCTTTTGGTAAGAACCTATTTGAATGTAATTGTGGGGTGATATTCCCACTATATTTGGTTAGGACTAGGAATTGGGAACTGATTAGGCAGAAACATATTGAGGAAAGGAGATATTCATTGGTATGATTACTGCATGGCTATGTTGGATTTATGGTAAATTTATGAAATGGTTAGTAATATATCCTATGTGGGTTACATGGCATAAAATACGGAGGATGGAGTTAAAAATATATTGGCAGACTCACCGTATTAGAAAACATTGGGATGATTATATGTTTAGGAAAGAAGCAGATGGATTATGACTATCCCGAATGTTACTATGAGATGGTGCCGTAAGCAGGCTAAATGTAGATGGTGTGAACAACCCATAGAGATTGGCACCCCACTGGTAGCTGTAGTGTTTTGGAATAAAGGTAATCCTGAATCCAGAAAATGGAATAGTTACCAATATTTCCACCCACAATGCTGGGTAGACCAAGGATTAGATTATCTTAACAGGAATCCATTTGTTCCTCATAAGCGTGGTAGGAAGATAACTTTGAGTGATGAGGATAGGAGAAAACGATTTCTGTTGGTTAGACGCTTCCATGCTTTGGAGCAAAGGAAGAAAAAGATTAAGGCTGGCTACCCAGATAATGTATTGATTGAGGCTAGGTTGGATAGGCAAATGGTTGAGATAATGTTGGATATGGCTATACTTGGAGGGATACCTAAATCATGGGTAGAAAAGCTGGTATAATCAAAAGTGATGAGGAATACATTAAATCCGAGGTTTGGAAATGCAACCAATCTCCTACAGGGGCTCATTATTGGATTCAACTAACCCAAACTCTGGAATTATATAAAAGTGGTTATTTCACCTGTAAGTATTGCCATGATGTTAGAAAGTTCCCAACCGATTGGAGCCAGATAAATGGAGTAAGGGGTTTAGTCAGTTATAGGGATTTTGAGTAACAAGCCATCCTAATAAGGAAAGGGAAAGTTGTGGGAAAGTTAATTTCTGAGACAACGCCTAGAGGGGATTGACAGAACAAATGTTCTAATAAGGAAACTGGTGGAAAAATAATTTCTGAGATACTACCTATAATCCTTCCAAAAACTGATAAAAAATTGGATTCTGGGACAACACCTAGGAATATAAAACCCTATCTGTAAATTAGGGCACCCGTATAGGAGAACAAATGTTCTGCCATTTGACATAACTACCTGTCCTAGATGTACCACAATCAAAATCTACCAGCATAATTGGTATGCCCTATACACGGTAGCGGATAGAACATTTGTTCTGTTGGTTGACATAATGTTTTAGCTAGGAGCAAACAAAAAACCCAACTGGCAACTCGTTGGGTTTATTTGTGGACACTTGGGTTTACTTGACTGGAGCAAGGTCTCCCTTTGCGATAGCTCGCTTTTGAACCCTCTTCTTGACAGCATAGCTGTAGCCTTGGTTAGTTACTGTCTTGTCCTTCTCAAGCGCGGCGGTCATATCAGCTTTGTCCTCGTCTGTGGCAAACTTGTCGTAGATTTCTTGGAGTGATAGCCCAAATTCAGCTTTACTCTTACCTGTGGCTCCCCCACCACCAGCTTTATGAGCCTTGACTGTGGCTGTGATTAGACTGACTGACTTGTAGACAATGTCTGGCTCCGCCGGATTAGCTTTGTCTACTTTATAAGTAAAGCCCCAAGACTTCAACCCGGTCAATCGCTTGTCTAACTTGAATCCCTTGACAAGCACGTGAATCTCACTTGCTAGTGCTTCACGCTGTCCTGCCATCGCTTCGGCTTCTTTTTGGAGTGCTTCGGCTTCTAGCTTGCGCCGGTCGGCTTTACCCTTGACAATTTCGCCTGCTATTTCCTCAATAGCTTTAATGTCGTTTTTGGCGATAGCTTCCGCCATTTTAGTTTGTAGTTCAGCTATATTCAATTTTGTCCTCCATTTGCTCATCCCTAGTGGCTAGCTTGCTTCGGCTTGATTTGCTTCGGGCTAGCCCTAGTTCAGGCTATTTTGTTGTTAAAGTGCGTTGCCGCTCACTATCCCTAGTATAACATAGAGGAAATTGTTTGTCAAGTGTTTTGCAAGAAATATTTTGGACCTAACTGGACATAGGTAGAACATTTGTTCTACTTTACATAATGTCCAGCTACGAGTAGCACATTTGTGCTATTGACAAACGCAATAGATAGGAAGTATAATAGATTATGTAAAGGAGAAAGCAAATGAGCAAGGAGCGGACGGTTAAATGCCCCAAATGCGGATGGGTTATCAAGTATGTAACCGGCTCAGCTAAGTATAACCTAGCCGTGCATAACGCAATAGCTCACGGACACGGATGAGTCCGGTTAAGCTCGGCGGTTTAATCAAGTTTATAGGTTTAGGCAAATGGCAAATTATGAAGGTGAACCAACCCAGCAGGAAATAGCCGAACGGATTAGGTGGGGCAACCACCAAATCGGATATAAGTTACCCTGTCCTAATTGTAGTAAGGCTAATACCGAATTCCTCCGTAACAGTTATCACCTATGCTACGATTGCGGGATTTGGTTCACCATTGAGGATGCCCAACCAATCTATGATGTTAAGGCTTATGAGGCTGATGATAGACCTGATGAGGATGATTTGGAATACTAATAAGGAGGTGAACTAATGAGGTGTCCAAACTGTGGTGGTATAATATCCCACTTCCTAATTGCTAATGGTGGTAGGAACTACTACATTTGCCGAACAGGATTAACAGGGATTAGGGATGATAACATACCAGTCCGCAAGTGGAACCGCCAGCGATTAGCTGGTTTAATAGAATAGAAAGGAGGCAACCAATGGGAATACTTAGGCAAATAAATTGGTGGGTGGTTTTAGCAGGAGGAATTGGAGCACTCATAGCATTTTTGTGCAGTTGTTTAATCAACAGGAGAAGATAGTATGAGTAGAAGGAAGCGAACAGCCATTCATGGAAAGCCTAGAACCACGCAGGATACTACAGGTGTAGCCAAACCTATACAAGGCAAACTTATCTGTTGTGCTAAATGTGGATTACCTGGTGGCACCCTAATCAAGCAGGATGATGTTTATATTCATCAGGATAGGGTGGCTTGTGGATTATTATCGGCAAGGAGGAAATTAAGATGATTTACATTATGACTAAAAAAGCTATGCAAGCCTTCTGGCAACGGACTTATGACCTAGGACTTCACAAGGGTTATGAACTTGGTAAGGGAATGAGCCAAGACAAAGGATTTATTATTTCTGGTATCCCTTATGATACTGGTCCAGAAGCATTTAACCCAACATTGAGGCAACAAATTATGGACATATTCAGAAGGAAAGGAGTATGATGGAGTTATTATTTATTCTCCTTGGTGGTCTAATGGGTATTGCTATTATGTTTGGGATAGCTCAATACTTTACCTAGATAAATAACTATTATATTATTAGTATTATACAGTAAAAAGTATATTAGTAGGAGGTTAACCAAATGACCAAGAAGGATTATATTAGAATAGCCAAAGCCTTAGAGGATTGTCCACCAGTTGCTCTCAAGGAGATAATAGTTAGAAAATTGTGTTTGGTATTTAGGGAGGATAATCCTAGATTTAATAAGGACAAGTTTATCAATGCCTGTTATGGTAAAGGAGGTTACCAATGACACAGGAATACACAGAGGAAATTGCTCAACAAGGTAAGGATGAGATAAAGGCTTTCCTAGATTGGTTAGAAAGCAACCATGAATTGGTAGATAGTTTCTGGAAAACCATTCCTCTCAAATCAGGTTTAAGCCAACTGGGAAGTATGATGTTTTCCAAGTGCGGAATATTAGGTATAGCATTTGCCGAAACCTATATTGATATTCTACATCCAGGACTTGATACCATATTCCTATTCGGCTACTACCAAGCAATCAAGGAAAAACCAAATATGTGAGGCTAACTGTGGATGCAGGTGATATTGTTGTTGGGATTATAATATGTTTCATTTTATTCCTTGCCTTTATTGGTGCAGGTCATTCAGGAGAATAATATGTGGGAGGTAAAATGATTCCATACATAATTACTTATGATGAACAGGGAATACCAAAAGTCCTAAAGTTCTATCCAGATTGGTGTGATAGTAAAGGATTACACTGGGATGAGTTAGGCAAAGAGGCGTTAAAGTATAACTTCACTATACCAAATTGGCATCTTGATGGTAATTATCTAGTTTATAATAATTCCCTATCCGACCTTTGTTACATACCTAAAGAGTTGGTTGAGGAAGCACAATTCCAAGTTACCCTTCTCATGGATAAACTCCTTGAATGGGATAATATCCGCAAAGTATTCAAGGGGTTGGAGGGTGATTAGTTGGAAGTTCTGGTTAGGATTTATATTATTTTGGGTTATCCTGATATTACTATTTATTAGGTATAGCCATATGCTTTATCATTAAGGAAAGGAGGTTACCAATGAAACTATATATCCTTGTCAACCGTTTTAAGGGTAGGGGCGAAAGGACTATCTGTGTTTTAGAGACTCCCTCCAGAGGACAGATAGGCACACTTGAGCAAACAAGGTATCAGAAGGTTGACCTTGAAAGATTACATGGTCATTCTGGTTGGAAGTATACCATCTATAAATTAACCAGATGTAAGGAATAAATGGTAAAATCAATCAGGGATAAAATCCTAGCTGAGAGAGGATTGGCTCAAAAGCAACCTGCACCTAAAAAACATAAAAGGTTCAGGGCTAAAATCAAGCCTCAAGTTTCAGGCAAATCCAAAACGCCTCTGATGAAATATCTGGAGCAGAAGTATAGGGAGCCGATAGAGAACATCCTTGTCTCTGGTTCATTGGCTGTGGTAGCCAAGAAATTGGATAATGAGGTAGATACCAGCACCTTGAGCAGGTGGATTAAGAGGTTCAAACTCCGCTATACTGAGGATAATCTGCCTAGCTGTGAGGATTGTAGACAGAAAGGAGTAGCCTGTCAGTTTGGTGTGTGCTATGTCCTAATAAATTTGGAATTATGGGATTTAATCCCAATTAAAAAACAGGAGGTATTAAATGAAGGAAATCAAGACCTTGATACAGCAACTCCGTAACTACCCTAACAACTTCTTCGCTTCCATTGACCCTGAGAAGAATGGAAACCTGACAATCTGTGATATAGAAAAGGAGGAGCAAGGCACCATAGAGATAGGTGATAAGGAAAGTGTAATTACCAAATGAAACCAGAGAGTTTGGGAGAATTCCTAGCCTGGAAACCGCCATACATAGAACAGGTGATTGGTAATGGGATACTTATCCCACAAGGTAAGGCAATTATCTTTGGACCATATAAGAGTTGGAAGAGTATGACTGCCATAGACCTAGCTTTCCGATTGGCAACTGGTAGTCCTTGGTTAGGATTTGATACTACCCTATCTACCGTATTGATTATCCAGTTAGAAATCCCTAAAGCCGCCTACCAAAAGCGGGTTAATAAATATATTTTTGGTAATAAGCTATCTCCAATGAATAATCTATTCCTATTAACTACCCAACAATTAAAATTGGATAAAGGTTGGGGTATAGCCCTACTAGAACAATGGATTGCTGAGGTCAAACCACAGGTAATCATTGTTGACCCAATATTTAAGGTGGTATCAGGTCGCCTTACTGATGAGTATGATGTTAGACAATTCACTGATAGGATGGATGAGATAATAGAAAAACATAAGGTCAGTCTAATCCTAATCCATCACGAAGGTAAGGATATAATCGTAGAAGGGGAAAGATTTGATAGGGGTGCTGATGCCTCATTTGGTTCGGCTGTATTTGGTTGGTGGTGTGATACGGCAATAGAGTTAAGGACTATCAGTCCAGGTAGTAATATAGTTACCATCAGTTTTCCTTTATTGCGATTGGCTGAGGATGAAATCAAACCTATAGTGGTGGAAGTTAACCGAAGTAACCTAGTATTCAATATTAAGGAAGGAGGATAAATGGATAACAAGCGGTGGATGTAGTCCTTAAAGAAATAGACAGGGAGGATTAGATGAGAGAAATAAAGTTTAGGGCTTGGGATAAACGGCGTAATCGTATGAGGTTTGGGAATGATAATCTTCTAATTAGTTTAGGCGGTTATCTTTTTTGGGATGTTGGTTACAAAGAACCAGAGATGATGTCAAAAGAGGAAACCAATGAATACATACTTATGCAATACACAGGCTTAAAAGACAAAAACGGCAAGGAGATTTATGAGGGGGATATAGTTCAACCATTTTATACCGTAGCTGGGTATGGCAGAAAACAAGAAGTAAGGTGGGGTATAGGAGTCTGGGAACCCTTTGATGAGAACTGTGATTCAGACCACTCATCTAGGTATGAAGTCATCGGCAATATCTATGAGAACCCTGAATGAATTATTGAAATAGACAGGGAGGATAACAATAATGGTTAATTGGGTAGATATAAGGAAGTGCCCTATCTGGAAGGAAGTAGGGATTACTAAGTGTAATAACTGTGATAGCAAAGCTAAATGCTGGGGTGAGGAATCAGTATTGCCCGAATCAGTTGATGCACACAAACTTCTACTTACTTATGCGCTATTGGGGACTATATTTAGGCAACAGCAAAAGAAATAGACAGGGAGGATAAAATGGACAAGGAAGCAGTAGAGAGGATAGCCGTAATTTTAGCAACATACAATCTACCAAGAGAACCTGACAGTAATTCCTCTAGTAGATTGTTAAGAATGGAGCGTG